GTTGTTAATACGGCAGCATTAGTTGTTATAACTCGAGGATCATTTGGGGCACTATATGCTTCGGATTTCACAAATGATTTTAATTTATTTCTAGGTTCTGGACCGAGTATATGGTCCACTTCCCTAATACGTGCTCTCTGCATAGGTTTGTTTTGGAGTTTCTTTACCTCTTCCATGCTTATTGGCCTTCCTTGGTGTGGTATAGGTACCATCAATTCAGCAAACTCGTTACTGTAATGTAGGTACTTCAGACCCATTTTCACATCGTTACGTGGTTTATCGACTCTTCCAGCAATTGCTGCACATTCATTATTATAAGTCTGTGCTGGGAACAAGGCTGGATGTGTCACTAACGGGGATGTTACTATCTGGCATGGGGGTTTAACTTCCTCATGTACAAGGGGACTAAGTGTCTGATAATATGTCGGTATGGTATTAGTACCAATCATATTCGGTGTTAGTTTACAGTTTGACATTAGAATGTTATACAAGATACATGCATCATTCGTGATATCACGTTTATCATCAGCATTTTTATATAAGATAAACTCTATATCACCGGTTTTAATTGGTGTTACAGCATTATCTCGTTTAATCTGTAAAGCCTTGTACGTTTTCTTTGATATCAATATTGAATCGCTACTACCTTCTATTGCCAAGGATAATTTATTATCGGTTTCACAATCGATGAAACTAACACCATTGTCATTTAAGATTTTACGTTTTAATGGTTGTTCATCAATTATTCGATAGTATGGGAAGGGAACCGAACAATATGGCAATATTGTTATTATCCTACGATGTGGTGAGTCTTTTAGTATATGCTGCGTGATATGATAACATAGCAGATTCTTATGCTTATCAACAACAGTTACGACATCTCCACAGTAGTTCCATAACTGGTGTACATATCTTGATCCACCCTGCACTGAATAGTGTATTTTGTTGTCTTTGAAGAAGAACGCAAATTCATCATCATGACAACCAGCAGTAGTGGGGACGATAGTGTACATCAGTATTGGTTTAAAGTAGCGTAGATATTTGTTCATATCAACATTGAAATCAACATCAGTAAATACGAAGAAGGTGTTTATCAATACTTTATCGTGGCGTGCTTGCATGGCAAGGTCTTTGGCGCAGTGATAGTTTCTACAGCCAGACTGCCCATTAAGTATATCCTGTTGGCTCATACTGACATTATATGGCTTATAACCTGCTTGTTCAGCAAGTTTCTGCAGGAATACATTAACACCAGATCTTTCACCAGCGGATTCAGGATGCGTGTGTGCATTTGACGCTTTAAATATTGGGACAGCTTTTATTTGGTTTTCCAATATACGTCGAATATCTAATGGTCTAACACTTAATGCATCAATTCTCCGAGATACTTTCTCACGATTGCTTCTAATAAACTGGTAATCTATGCGTCGAGCTAAGCGGGTCAAGAATCCAGGCTTACTAGCCTTAACAAAATATTTTGAAGGGCGTTCATGCGGTTTAAATGGACTCTTAAACCAGGTCTTCGTCTTTTCAACAGTCGGCGTGTCGTTCTTAGCGCCGTCAGAGGGTGCTACCTCGACATCTAATATACTGGAGCTATGCTCAACAGTTATTTCTTCGACGTTTTCA